ATCATACCAGGTTTAGCCCCTTCTACATGCTTGGCATCTCTCTCATTACATTCTGGTGACAGCTGATGTAAGATTTTCAGAATCGGTGTTGATACGTCATCTGATTTAATCTCTTCAGCTCCTTTACCAGAGTCTGCTCTGAGATTGATAGTTGCTAATGCACCTGCATTAGCTTTCTTTGCTACTTGACTTTCCATATATTCTCCTTTGTTAGTCTATTGTTTTGGTTTGTTAGTTATTTTCGTTTGATATCCAGCAAACGTACTGAAGTACTCTGAAGGAATTTTTCCACCACGTGAATGGAGATCCTCCAGAGCAACTCTTAAAGTCCCGGCATGAACAGAAACTTTTTGTTCCGGATCATAACCTTGACCTTTTGCAAGGGTAGCATATTGCTGCGCCTTGTTGTCTTCGTCACGACCAAACCTCACTGTAATTTCATTTTTTACAATGTTGCCTAAGCCGTTCTCTCGAAGCCAGTTATATGCTTCTGGTCTTTTAGCTGCTAGTGCAGAAGCAAAAAATTTATTAGATACTTCTATTTCAGAACCATCTTTTAATTTCATAGTTTTAAGATTCATCACATTCATCATGTCAGGAATTACAACTTGAGAAAAATGTTTTTCTCTATCTTCTAATTCTTTTATTTTAGCTTTGTGATTATCTATCTCTTGTTGAATGTCTTGAAGAGTTTTTATTTGTTGTGAAAGTTTTTCTGGTTCAGTCTGTGTCACCTGAGCAGGCGCATCAGCTCTAAGATTTATTGTCATGTTACTCCTTAATAGTTTAATAGTTTAAATTTATATTTGCACTATCCTATATAGAGATCTAATTTTTATTGTCAACTAGTTTTGAAAAATATTTAATTCAATAGGGTAATAAGAAAATTGTCTTCTATCAAATTTTAATAATTTAAATTTACCATTAGTAATTTCTGAAGCTACTGCACACACTACGCCAATTATTGCAGGGTCTCCATACAATAATAAGTAATCATCGGTTGTAAAATTTTTTAATGAGTTTTTTATTTCCATTACCATTGGCCCTGGTGAAAACTGCATTTGTTTTAATCTTGGAAACATAATCTTAATTTCGCCATACTTTAATGCAGGTGTAATATCAATTTTAGGCTTACCTGTATCTCTATCTGCAGGTATTTCTTGAACTAAATATACCTTTGAGTCGCTCTGGGTCGCTGTGGGTTTATGATTTTTTATTTCCATTGACTTTATTCTTTCAATGCATTATATACCTTTTTAGAAAGATAAGTAAATGTTAAATTATAAGTTTAAAACTGAGCCATACGCTCACCAACGTAAAGCCTTAGAACGTTCTTGGGATAGAGAATACTTTGCCTATTTTATGGAAATGGGTACAGGTAAATCAAAAGTATTAATTGATAATGCAGCTATGCTTTATAACCAAGGTAAGATAAATGGATTATTATTAATAGCTCCTAAAGGTGTTTATAAAAATTGGTATGAAGATCAGATACCTGTTCATTTACCAGATTATATTAATAAAAAAATAGTTTTATGGAAGTCTTCAGATAAGACTCATGAACAAACAAAAAAATTAAATACATTGTTTCAAACAGGTACAGAGTTTCATATATTAATTATGAATGTAGAAGCTTTCTCATATGATTTTGGTAAAGAATTTGCACGTAGATTTTTAGATTCACACAATGCTATGATGGCCATAGATGAATCTACTAGTATAAAAACACCTACTGCTAATAGAACTAAAAATATTTTAAAATTAAAAAATCTAGCTAAATACAGAAGAATACTAACAGGTTCACCTGTAACTAATTCACCATTAGATTTATATAGTCAGTGTGAGTTTCTTGGTTCCTGGCTCTTAAAGACAGATTCTTATTATGATTTTAGAGCTAGATACTCTGTAATGAAATCTATTAACTTAGGTTCTCGTAGTGTTAACGTAGTTGTAGGACATAGAAATCTTGGAGAGTTATCATCACTTATTGAACCCTTTTCCATGCGTGTATTAAAAGATGATTGTTTAGATTTACCACCTAAAACATTTATGAAACGTCAAATAACTATGACGCCTCAACAAGAAAAAGTTTATAAGGCTATGAAAAAATATGCAATGGCTGAACTAGAAGGTAAATCATTAACTACTAATAATGTTATGGTACAATTAATGAGACTACATCAAATTACTTGTGGTCATTTTACAGCTGATGATGGATCTATACAAGAAATACCTAATCATAGAATAACAGAACTTATGGAAATTTTATCTGAAGTAGAAGGTAAAGTAGTTATATGGTCTAACTATCAAAAAGATGTTGATACAATTATGAAAGCTATTAGAAAAAAATATGAACGAGATGATATTGTTGTAGATTATTATGGTTTAACACCACAAGAAAAAAGACAAAATAATATAAAAAGATTTCAAGAAGATGACAAGTGTAGATTTTTTGTAGGTACCACTCAAACCGGCGGCTATGGTATTACATTAACTGCTGCTAGCACAATGGTTTATTTTTCAAATGGTTATGACCTTGAGAAAAGATTACAATCAGAAGCTAGAATAGATCGTATTGGACAAGAATACCCAATGACTTACATAGATATTATAACTGAAGAAACTGTTGATACAAAAATTGTTAAAGCTTTACGTAGTAAAGTAAATATCGCCACTGAAATTATGGGCGAAGATTTAAAAACTTGGATTTAAAAAACGTACTTTTCTAACAATTGAAAAGCCACAGCCCCCACTGTAGCCAAAACTACCCAATAGATTTTGTCTATCTTGCCGCCCAATTTTTCTACATCTTGATGAAGATGTTTTAAATCTTTTTTCATACCTGTCATATGTCCTTGTAACGAAATAATATGTTCTCTTTGAGTTTTTGGTTCAATCATTATGAAATCATTCCACGTTGTCTTAACCTTATTTGTTGTTCTTCTGGAGATAATAATGCCATTTCTGTGGCTGTCAATCCTCCATTATTAGGCACATTGCCTAGGTTAGCTTGGGCTGTTTGTATTACTTGTGGGTTAGGCATTGCTGATGTTACTGCACCTGGTAGAGGTGGTGTTTGTAATCCTGCAGAAAACATATCTTCAGTTATGTAATCTGTAACATCAATATCAAATTGATCTTCAAAAGATAAGTCTCTTAAATCATCTCTTATATCTAATAGTATATCTTCCACTTCTTCAAATGGATTTTCTTCTCCAATTCTTTCTGCAATCTCTTCAAATTCTTTTCTAATATTTCTTGATGGATAATAAGGATCAAATTTATCATTAGTTAAATCTCTATAATCTCCTCTTAATTGTCTATCTTTAAACTCTGTAAATATGTCATCTTCATCCGCACCTAATATGTCTGCAGCTTGAAGATTTTTTAACATATTTTTTTGTACATTAAATCTTGCTTTGTTTGCTTTAATAAATTTATCAACAACTTCTACAGGAGTTTTAGGTCCTCCAGATAATAATGAGTCTGCACCACCTGTAAATAAACCTCGAGCTTCTCTAAGTCCTCTTTGATACTGAGCAATCTTAAATCCCATTGATCGGACAGGATCTAATCTAACAGCTCTGTATCCAGCAAAACCTAAAAGCTCATCTGGTAATTCAAAAAACTCACCACGTTTAGATGGTTTATCCATAGCTGCTTGATATAATCTTGTTAACTGTGGGTATGAAAAAGGTAGCATTGATTGTGCAAGGTGATCAATACCAATTTTAATTTTATCACCCCCTGGAGTATTGTCATTCCATAATGCTCTACCATCATCTGTTACTCCATTTCTTAATGTTAAATCTGTTAGTGCTTCTGTGTAAATAGATTCAGATATAAATGGTGATGCAAGTTCACCAGCAGCTTCTGCCATACCTTGTAATAAACCTTTCATTAAAACTTCTTCATTTTCTATTCCATTTTGAATATTATTTAATAAAGTTTGTAGTGGTCTAATAGCTACATCGTATGCATTACCATGACTAAAATCTATATATTTTAAATCACCTGTTTCTTCATCTCTAATAGGCAAGATGGTTGAGTTCTCTGACCATTTAGGTAGATATCTTTTAATAGCTTCAAGCTCTTCATTAGTAACATCATATAAAGCTTGGAACCCTTTTTGTATTCCATAAGGCGCTGCAGCTAATACAGTTGTCATACCTAACAATCTTTTAATACCAATGTTTCTTAACGCTGGATCTTTTATTTCTCTAATAGCTCTTTGACCAATGTTAGTTGTTGTTCTTAATATTTCAGATGGGAAAGACATAAAGGTACCAAGAGGTAAACGTCTTAATGCTCTGACAGTATCTGATACATAAGCATAGTTTGGAACTGTGTTTCTTACAATATCCGCTGCTTCCTTATCTAACATCTCTTCTGTAAATTCTCTACCGGCTCTACCATATGCACCTTTTAATCTATATCTTTCAACAAAATAGTTAGCTATTTTAAATAAATCATCTTCAGCTGTATATAAATCTTCAGCACCTTTCATAATTTTTTTAGCACCACGTCCGGCTGAACCTAAAAGTTTTCTACCCATAGACTCTAATGGTTTTTCTAAATTTAAATTACCACCATAACCTAGGTCTCCTAATATATTTTTAAAATCGTTTACGTTTGTTTGTGAGTTAACCACTCCTAGTCTTAAAAGTTTTCTATATGACTCATTAAATTCTTGTTCATTATATTTGTAAGGTGTATATTTAGATGCAAATTTTTTAATACCCGCACCTGGTTGAATTGTTTTAAGACCATCATTAAATGCTTTAGCAACTATTGCAGGGTTTTCAAAAAAAATACCATTAGCTGCAGAGAATCCTGTTGCAGAAAATATATTTCTAAAGTGAGTTACCGGAGCAAGAATTGTTTTAGCTACTTGTGATGCAGCTTTTGGAAATAAAATTAAATTACGATAGCCCCATGTTGCTAGTTTCTCAACACCTGTTGCATCTTTTCTTGGTTCAAATAAAAATTTTAAAATTTTACCACTTTCTCCTAATCCATCAGCAATAGATTTTGATGTATACTTACCAGCTAAAGGATTGATAGCATAATCATCCTTAAATGCATTAGCTACATAATCATCTAGCTTTACAATTTCTTGATTAGGTAAAGCACTTTCTGCTGCGTTTCTAGTTCCAAAGAAAAACCCTTTGGTCCCTGGTGCAACGACTCCTCCACCTTGTTCTATTTCTTTTACAGCTTGTTTTCTAAAATAGTCTTGGTCATCTAATCTTTGAAACATTTGATTTTTTCTAGCAACACTAGATAGTCTTGTCATACCATTATATAATGAAAATCTAGGATCAGACATTTCGCCAAAAAATTCTCTAAATATTTTACTACCTTTACCAATAGGTTCTATAATGTCTCCTTTTCTACCTGCACCAGATAAAGCAGAGGCTTTTCTTTTACCTGTTAATATTTTACCTTCAGCATCTTTTACTAATACTTGTTTAAAAAATTTTTTAGTTAAGCCATCATCATTCTCTGCAGTTTTAGATGTATATTTAAAAAATGGTAATTCGTTTGGCTTCTTAGCTGCGAGTGCAGTATCTATTAATCTATTTAATTGTTCATCTACTTGATTAACACTTTCAAAAGGCTTTCCAGATCTAGCTGCATATCTTACAAATAAATCTCTAGCATTTTTATAAGCTTCATTAGTTGGTGTATATCTAACAAATGGTAGTATAGGTTTGTCTTCAAAGACTCTATATGTACCACCTAAATAATCTTTTACTCTTTGGCCCATTATTTGTTTTAATGGTGTAACATTTGTCATATCACCACCCAGTTTAGTAGCTGTTGAAATAAGAGTAGTAAAAGAATTTCTTGCTTTACCTAGTGTACCAAATAATTGATTGATCTCTGGTTGTTTTAATCCTTTTACTTTTAATTTTTTTGTAAGATCAACTACTATATCATCTTTAATACCTTTAGTTAAATCACCAGAAAACATAGCATCATTCAAAGTTTCTAATACCTCTGATTTTTCTTTACCTGTAGATTGATTAAAAATAGTTTTTACAGTTGGAAACATTTTATTTAATGGTTTATCTATTTCTTTAACTAACTGCATAGCTTCATTTGTATCAGCCATAGTAGCTCCTTTTTCAGCCATCTTTTCTTCAAATATTTTTTGTGGCTTAGCACCTCTAGATCTTACTGCACTAAATATACTATTAAAAAATCTACTTAACTTTGAATTACTAAATTCAATATTCTTACCCATAGTGGCAGCTTCTTTAATTCCTCTACCTACACCATAAACAATAGGTGTAATAAACATAGACTCACCACCAAACTTAACTCTGTTTAATAACTTTCTACCAGCATCTTTTGATGGGTCTGCTAAAGCTTCATCATCTAAACTTGTTGGTCCTCCTAATACATCTCCAATACTTCCTATATCTTCAACGTTTGCTACTAGCGTTTCCCCCGCTGCACCGCCGCTAACTGCAGCTGCAAATCTTAATCTCTTAGCTGATTTATTTAATTCATCTGCTTTAGTTGCACCTTTAATTAAATCTGGTCTCTTAAGATCTAAATATTTATTAGCTTTTTTAGCTTGCAAAGCTTTAGTTGCCATCTTACGTGCAACATTAAAACCAATAGCTCCTGGTACACCAATCTGTACTAACGCTTCAACTAATCTACCCGCTGCTTTTTCTTGTGCTATTTCTTCAAATGGATTTATTTTATCAAAAAATATTTCTACATCAGCTGCAAGATCTGTACCTGCACCTAAGTCAATTAACTCTGCTCCTAATGAAACTACACCTTCAGGTACTTTTATTATACCGGATACTAAACCTGCTGCGGCTGCACTAAAAGCACTTCTTTCATTACCTAATTCTTCATCACCTAAACCCATGAAGCCTTCTGGATCGAAATCTGTATCGTATGCCATTTAGCCTCCTAGTTTTGTATTAATTCTTCAAATGAAATATTAGATTGTTCTATAAATGGGATCCCATTATCATTAACACTAACCTTAGTGTAAGTATCAGTTATATCATCATAATAATAACCAGGGTTAGCATTTTTTTTAAGATTACCTTTTCGATATAATTTTTTAGCTCTTGGTAATTGTATATTTACTTCTGCAGCTTTTAATTTATCATAATTATTTAATTCAAAGTTTGATCTATTTTTAGCAGTAGGCATGTCTGGTAAATCCCCTGACTTAACCATACTTTCTGCATAACTAAATATTTTTTCTTCTGGTGAATCTGTTTTTAAAAATGGTGTCTTAGCATAAGTAGAATCAATAAACTCTCCCATTTTAGTTTCTACTCTAGCTGCATATTCTTCTGAAGTTTCATTTTCTAATTGTGGACCAATAGACATTCTAGCTTGTGCTCTTACTTTTTTAAGATCATCAACACCTAATGTGTCAATAGCTTTAGCTCTTAGTGCAAGATTTTCACTTCTTTGTGTTCGTTTGTTTTTAATTAAATCTTGTAATGGGTCTTTTGCTGCACCACCTGCTGTAGATAATAAACCTTTTAATCCTCCACCACCTGTAGGTGTTTGAGATAATAAGTTAGGTCCAAACTGTAATAAAAAATCTGTTAAAGGATCAGAACTTTGAGCTTGATCTCCACCTTTAACTAAAGAAATGTAATCTGTAATATCTTGTTCTTGAACTCTTTGTGTACCCGAAGCATAATTACTTCTGTCTACAATACCAGTCATAACGCCTGTACCAACGTTACCACCTTTTCTAAACATAGGTCTTCTTAAAGTTTTCATTAGTTACTAAATGCTCTGTAAATACCTGCAAGCGTTGCTCCAGTTCCTAATGCTGTCTGAGCTAGACTAGGTGATGGCGAAACTTGAGTTTGAGTTTGACCTGGGTATCCAGCTATCAAACCAGTAATACCTGCACCTAAAGTTTGTGCTGCCTGTAAAGGTTGATTTAATTGTGCTTGTGCTAATTGTTGATTAGCAGATAATTGTTGTTGAGCCAAAGCTTGGTTCTGTGCACCTAAAGTAGATAAAGCTCCAACATCTTGACCTAAGAATCCTTGTTGTGCACCACCTAATTGTATTTGGTTAAGTAAATTTTGTTGTGCTTGTTGTTGTGCTTGATTAAATCCTTGGCCTAATAATTGTGCTTGTAATGCTGCCCGGTTCCTGTCGCTTGTTGTTTGATACTCTGATCTCATAACACCTTCTCTACCACCACCAAGAACACCTCTACCTACAGCTTGAGCTGCAATACCAGGAATTCCTTTTTGTGCTTGTACATCAAATTCAGCTAGTGTTGTATCAATTATGTCTTGTTGATATGGAGACATAAATTGTTGGTAAGCTGTTGGTCCGGCAGAAGCTTGAGCAGAAGTTAAGAAAGGTTGGTAAGCACCAATACCTTGTGTTGCAATTTGTTGAGCTTGTGCTTGTAATGGATCTTGTCCAGCTATAAATTGTGAGCCTAAAGTTTTTGAAAGATCAGCTGCTTTAAAACCACCAACTGCTGAGGTTAATTCTTGTAAATAAGGTTTAGCCGCCGCTTCAATAAACGGAGCTGGTAAAATTTGTTGTTGTACTACTTCAGCCATTATACTACCTTCGATTCTAATTTTTTCATGGTGTCATACATAATTTGAGCACCTTTGTTTACACTACCACCACCTGCTGCTCTTACAGCATCGGCAGTAAATACAAATTCATTGTTTGATAACATTGCAGGGATGTCATCTGCTTTTTCTTTTACACCAACTGGTGCAATAAATCCACCTGTTTCTCTAAGATCTAATTCTTTAATACCTTTAGGATTAACATTAATTGGAAGTCCTTCTATACCTGCAGCCATTTCTACTTTGTCTTCTGTACCCATAGCATAACCAATACGACCACCACTAGCCATTCCTCTAGCCATATCTTGTGTATATTCAGAAGTATCTCTCTCTACATTTTCTGCTATTTCATCTACTGTGTATCCTAAATTAGAATAATAAGATGCTAAGTATTTTCTTAATGATCCCACATCTTGTGTAGCTGCAACTGCTTCTGCATCACCTTCTTCGGCTGCACCTAACATAGCTGTTAATCCTGCTCCTGCTGCTGCAACAGTTCCAAACTGAGCTAATGGACTCATATTTTGAAATGAAGATATTGGATTAAAATTACTTAAAAAACTTAATGGTCCTTTGTCAAATAATCCCAAACCACCTAAAGTAACTAAACCTAATTTACCAGCATCAGATTTAAGTACATTTGAAACTCCTTTAGTTACACCTTTAACAGCTTTTTTAGCTGATTTAACTATACTTCCTAATCCGTATTGTTGTCTGGGTTGTTGCATTCTTGATATTGCCATAATTTAAATATTTTTATACTGTTGGGCAGGCGTAGAAATCCTGTAATATAATAGTTTATTTGATTTTTTTATCTTCGTCAAGGGGTTTGGCAAGCTTAGCAGGGCGTGTGCCTTGATATAAATCATCAAAGAAACGACCACGATATAAGAACTCTCCAACGTGAGTAATAGTATCCATTACATATATATGAACTTTACCTCCCATATCTCGCCATTTTTGACAGAAACCAAAGTCTTCACCAAAGTATCTTTTAGTTTTAAGATCATGCCAAGTATCAAACAAGTTATAAAAATTTTCTTTTCTTTCTTCTTCTCCATTAATAAAAGTAGGTTGATATATTTCTAACTCAGGGTGTTTATCAATTAAGTCTTGAAGAACATGTCTTTTAATTAACATACATCCGGTAGGAGCATGAGTTACTTCTATAATACCTTTTTCAGCTACAATATTATGTTGATCCTCTACTTTAATTGGATAAGTAAAACCAGCTCTTGCCATATCTTCTGCAGATGTAATAGCATCTTCTTTGTTGTTAACTCTTCTCCATATTTTATTCCAATCCATCATTTTCATTGGATAAGGACATGCAATAACATCTTTGTCAGCTTTTAACATTTTCTCAATAGTAGAAAAATTAAAATCAATATCTGAATCTATAAATAATAAATGAGTATAATTATCTTTGTGGTTTAACATTTCAGCTGCACATAAATTTCTACCTTGTGTAACTAAAGAAGATTTTAATAAAGTAAAACTTACTAGTATGTTTCTTTGTAAACATTCCATTTGAAACTTTAAAACAGCCTGACAATAATGCATCGTTACATCACTATGACAAGGTGTACATACCATAATTTTATATGGTGATCTACCATTTGCACCTCCTACATTTATTTCTACAACATTTGTATCACCTTCAACCTTATTAGTTTTAACAGTCTGATAGGTATCATTATTAGCTTCTGTTTTTTTATTTTCTGTAAACCAGATAGGTTTATTTGGATTTGACATTAATTGCTCCTGTTAAAAATCTTGTCCAAGACGTACCTATTTTATTCCAATTATAATAAGCATTGACATAATCAGATTGAGTTTCTAAATGTTTATGTATCATTGGTTCATGTAATATATTTACTGAAGCTTCTATTGCAGAAGCAAATTTCATTGCAAGTCTTCTATGATTATTATCATATGGAATATACATTGGGAACTCTGCACCTGTTTCAAACAATGCACCAAGATTTGTTGTAATACAATACAGGCCACCTGCCATACATTCTAACAAAGATATACAAGATGTTTCTTCAAAAATACTTGGATATACATACATATTATATTTATGCATATTATCTTTAATATAACTATTAGGCTTGTAACCAATATAATTTACATTAGGTAATTTTTCTGCTTGTTCGTATAGCTCTTTAAACTCATGATCATTTTGATCAAAAAATCTTTTACCATATACTTCGGTTGATGAATAAACATCTAAAGTAATTAATGGATTCTTAACCAATTGCATTGCACCAAGTAAAACAGATAATCCTCTCCAAGGTGTGTTTTGATGAATTATTCTAATAGGTTTATTTGGTTCATAAGGTTTTGCTTTTTGTATTTTTTCTACACCATTTTTAATTACCAAACACTTTTCTAATGGTAAATTAAATAACACTCTAAATTTTTCAAATGTCCAATGTGAATTAAATACATACCAATCGTATTTATGATGATTACTTTTATCTTCAAACCAAGGAGCTAAGTTAGGTTGATCGTATGAATTTTTTTGCCAAAGTATATTTATCTTTGTTGGATGTAATGGAATTTTTTCCGGCACAGATGTTGTAATCTGTACTTGATCTAGTAATTTTTTATCAACATATTTTTCTAAATAGTTGAATTGTAGTTCTGTTCCGCCTTTAGGACTTTGGTTTCTTATTATCATTGTTCATTACTTTCTGGAATACATCTAAACCTTTAGGTGAAATATGCACTGTAACATCTGTTACAATATCAGGACCTTCTATTTTTTCTTTAGAAGTCTCACCTGTCTTTGTATTTCTATAAATTGTTATAGTTGTACAATCGATCTTATGTATATTATCCGTTTTCATTCTCTCTGTTTATAAGCGCATAACTAACTACCACTTCAAGTTTGTTAGCTGTTTCCGCTTGAGCTTTTATAGCATCTCCTGCTTCTAAATTCAACCCTTGTTCTGTAGCGTTGACTGTACTTGTAGCAGGTATGTCCTTTCTAAAAAATTCTACATCTGTACTAGCAGATGAATCTCTTAAATCACAATTAACTAATACAGCTCCCGTGCTGTTATTAGATACATACACAGATTTTATAATAGCTACAGCTGATGTAGCTATAGTCAAAACAGTTGTCATAGCTGTGCCGTCTAATATCTTAGATGCATTTTTATATTGTATGCTCATGATAAAAAGTAATTAAAAGTATCTAATTCGTTTTTTAAGTCTTGTTGAAAAGAAAAATTAAGTTGTTGTTTCATTGTATTTAAAGATTCCATAATCTGTCTTTGATTATCTACATCATAATTTTCTTTTGGTTCAGGTATATAATTAGTTATTTTAGCCATTAATTTCTAAACGCTGCGTGTTGTCCTGTGGTCATTCCACTAGATAGCATGTCTCCTCCAGCATTTCCACCACCATCACCACCACCACTAGATGTAGGTGCATTAGATGTAGGTGCTTTATTTTTTTTAGAATCAAAATAATCTTTTAAAGTTCTAAAAGAACTAAATGAACCAGGTACAGCTCTATCAAATCTTGTAGTGCCGGTAACAGGATCAAAAGCATCATTAATCATAGATTGATTTAATCCTCTGTAATTAAAACCTGGAGTAAATCTTTGAGTTGGATTACCTGAAAAATTTAATTGAGGAAAAACAGCATTTTTAATACCCATTATTGTTTCAAATAATCTTGCTATTCCACTTTTTTTAGTTTTATTTTCTTCAATAATTTCTTCATCAACATCAGCTTCATTAGCAACACCCATGTTTGTAGGTAAGCTATTTAAATTTGTAGATATATTATTTACACCCATGATTCCTGATGTAGGAGATACTCCTATTCTTGGATTAAAACCTTGAAATCTTCTCATGCTTGCTACAGATGAGGTTAAAGGTTTATTATCAAAATATCTTCTAAAATCTCTTCGTCTATCATACTCCGTAGGAACATTACCAGCTAAATCAGCGGCACTAGATTTTCTAGCCATAAAATCTGGATTCATATATTGAAAACCCGGTTGCATTGATTTAAATAAATTTGATGTAGCAATTGGATCTGCAGGATCTTGATAAAGACCTTCATAATTAATCTGAGGATTAGCAGAAGCTCTTGTTACATCTAATAAATCATATATTCCATTTCCTAAATATGATCCTGTGTTTCTACTTGTAAGATTTGGATTAGGTAAATAGCTGCTTTGTAATGAATAATCTGATGCATTTGCAGGTACATTTCCAAGATAGTCTGCGCTAGCTGCAGGGCTAATAAAAAAATTTCCTATTCGTTCAAGAATACTTGGTTTTTCTTCTTGTTGAGTTTCAGCTGCATCTATATAATTTTGAGCTTGTTGTCTAATCTCAGGTACATCACTGTTCAACATAGCATTTATCATTTGATCTGATAAACCCATGTTATAACTAATTGATTTGTTGTCAGCCATTATCTTCTTCCATCTGGTTGTGCATCTAATCTAAGTGTACCATATCTCCATGATTCACCTACTGCAGTATTTTCAATTTGTACAGAGACTAATCTGCCTCTAGCTCTTGTATCTACTTTATCAGTAGAAGATGTTATTGTAAAGGGTCCAAGTGGTGAGCTAACCGCTACATCATCGGGATAGCTGCTTACAAATAAAGTTACCTTAGCATTACCTGTTTGATATTTAAAATCAGGTATAAATCGTTTTACAGACATGAAAAACTCACCATCACCTCTATAATCAGCAACTCCTGTTTGAACGCCTAACCCACTTGTTCTTGATGTAATATCCCAATCTCCAGATCTAATAAATGCATTAATAGAAGTTGAACCTGAACTGTTAACTTGATCAGTTCCTACTTCATGAGCATAGTAAACACTAGCCCCATATAAATTTGTAATACCTAATATATCAGGAAATACAGGTGTTAATGTTGAAGTATATTCTGTTGCATAAGGAGCATTAAATACCCCTTGGTCTTGATATGTAGTTCTAGCTAATGATGAAGTTGTCCAAACATTTTCTGAATAATTATATGTCACACATCTATCAACTTGATTGGATCCGTCTTTTGGATAAAACCAATTTATTTCTGTGTACAAAGTATTAGGAGATGAATAAATTACATCTCTTGAATCTAAATTAATGCCTAGATTATTTCCGTCCGTGCTAAATACAAAATCTTCTACTAGTGATGGTAATGATTTTACTGTACCATCGTAAACAAAAAAACCACCTTCCGCTGACATCCACCATACTGCACCATTTGCATAAGACATAGCATGTTGACCAATACATCCACAGTTAGTACCAACCTGTCTAACACTAAATGTAAAAGGTGGACCAACAAATTGAATTACGTATGCAGCTACATCAGTTGATACAAAGATATAATCTTTACCTTGTATGGCCGCTCTAATTTCATTACCACTATCTAATCTAAATGTACCTGCAGTGTTAGTAGCTGTTGGTGCATATGTATTTAAATCTTCTTGATTAGAAAATCTTACAAACATAGGGTCTTGTGTAGTAGGATCACCTATAGTTGTTTCTGTACCTAAATGAAATACATGTCTATCTCTATCTGATACAATTGAAATTCTTGTGGCTGTTGGATTGTTTGTTGTCTGAAAATTACTTGTTGTTTGAGAGGCTCTAAGACTTCTAGGTCCTGATGCACCTGCATTCCAAGTAAAAGTTTTACCATTAAATATAGTTGCAACTAATACTTCACCAAAGTTATCTAGGCTCCAGTTGCCTGGATCCAGAATCACATCACTAGTTGCACTTTCAGTTCCCCATGTGCTAGATCCCCATGTGTCCGTACCCCAACCATAACCTGCAGTTTGAAAAGTAGGACCAACATTAATATAAGGATTTACAGTTGCAGCACCGGCTGCGGTCATTCCAGATCCACCTTCATTTCTAGAAGCTAGTATAGTAAACTTGTCTATATCTGGAGTTGTTTGTATTTCATAAACTTTTTCTAATTCTGCTGCCGTATAATCAGAGGCACCTGTAACTGTCACTGAAGATAAAGTCACGTACCTTCCTTTGGCTAAACCATGAGATCCTTTATTTATAGTTATAGTATTTGAACCATTAACAGTTGTTATAGTGCATCCTGTAATTGCAGTATCTAAAGGAGTAATGTCAAAAAAATCATTTCCGTAATATAAAAATAAACCTTGTGACGTTCCAATAGCTGTATATTTTTCACCCACAAAAGAAGAAAAAGCATGTTGTCTTCTAGCTACTCCAGGTAAAGTTAAAGATGCAGCCGTAAGTTGAGACCATCCGCCTATTTTTTCCGGTAATCCGTATCTAAATCTTACAAAATCACCATCTGTCCATTGCCCTTCAGCGCCAGATTCTGTGTCTTGTTTATTAAAGCCAGGCTTGAAATTTAATTTTTGTAGCATATAGTAGCTTATATAACAGATTTATAGAGAATGAAAGAGTGAAAATAACCAATGATTAGTATCATAGATAATTTTTTTGAAGAGGATCTATTAAAGAAGGTACAAAACCATGTAACTAATAGATTACAATTTACACCTAGGTATTTTGAAGGCACTACAGAAAAAACTAAAGAAAATTATTATGGAGATAGATATGATTTAATTCAAGATAAAACTCTTCAAGACATATTTATAAAAAACACAGAAAAAAAATTTAATATTAAAATTAAAAAAATACATCCAACTTCAGGAATTGATTTAAGAAACCTAGATATATTAAAACCACACACTGATGATAAAATATCTAAAATGAATATATTAATTATGCTCAAAGGATCTACGGCAGTTACTAATGGAACAGTATTTTATACAAATAATAATTTAGATATACATGTAGGATTTAAAGAAAACAGGGCTTTGATGTTTCCATCAAATAAAATGCATAGTCCACATGCAAGTACACAACCAGGTATAAGAAGATATACTGCAACTTTATTTATAGAAGAATATGAGTTTTGATTATAAAATTACAGATTTAAAATATCGTATAAATGGTTTGCTGCCTAAAGATGTTTGTAACTATTTTATAAAATTTTACGAAGATAACATTGATTATGCTCTTCTAGAACAAAGTTATAAATATGAAACAAAAAAAATAGAGGTAGATAATTTTAAATGTATAAATTTAACACAGAGAAGTATTCAAAATAAATCTTTTAAAGAGCCTTTAGATTTAGCAAAAAAATACATATTAATAATGATAACTAATTATGTATTATACATACAAAAAATTTGTCCTACTTTTGACAGTTCTTCAATTTGTAAGTCTTATAATATTAGAATATTAAAATATGAAAAAAATCAATTTATAAAAGAACATACTGATGTTGATAAAAACATAAGAGCTTCTTGCACGTTAAATCTAAATGAAGATTATACTGGTGGTGATTTTAAATTTTTTAATGGTCAAGAAAAATTATCTTTTAAAACAGGAGATGCTTTATTATTTCCTGCAGAACCCCTTTGGATACATGGAACTGAACCTATAAAAACTGGATCAAGGTATTCTATTAATTGTTTTTTATATTCTTACTGAAATTAATATATTCAATACCAGGTAAACTTTATTACATTCAAAATTTTTTAGATTACAATACCTATAAACAAATTCATTTTGATGCTTTTAAACATAAAAAAAATTTTCATAACGTTAATTCATATTGGCCGTCATTTCTTTTACATGGTTTAAAAAAAAATCCAAAAAGTCATGTAGTTGATCATGAATATAATCCTATTAAAAAACTTAAAATTTTACTTCAAAACAATCAATATTTTAAAATACCAAAAGATTTAGAATATTGTATATTATTTCATTCTATGAATGATGGTAGTGGTATTAATTGGCATGATGATTTAGGTCATGAATATGGAATTACGTATTATATAAATAGGCGTTGGAACTTAAAATTTGGTGGAGAGTTTATGTTTACAGGTAGTGAAGGACATGGTTTTATACCTGTAGTAGGTAACTCTTTAGTTATTGTAAAATCACCTTTGAACCATAAAGTATCTAATATTACCAAACCTTTAGTGTCTAGAAAAACAATTCAAATCTTTGTGAATAAAATATGAAAGATCATTTAGAAGCAATTATACATATACCAAAAATTATACAACCTAATTTTTTAAAAAAAATAATTTATTTTATAGAAAGTAAAGCTAAAACAAAACTTAAGGTTGGTGAAAAAAATTTATTATCAGAAGATGTAAGAAAAGTAAATGGATATCAATTAAATGATTTGACTCCGTCTAATTTTTTTTATTTTAATTTTATTAAACATGAAATTGAAAGATTACTTTTACATTACAAAGGTAAATTTCCATTACTTGTAAATAAAAAAATAGATCAAATAGATTTATTAAAATATGAACCTGGAGGAAAATATAATGTTCATTTAGACGATACCACTGATAGTCCAAGATCACTAAGTGTAATAATGAATTTAAATGATGATTACGTAGGAGGAGATTTAATTTTTACAGATCAAAAATATAGTGAAATAAAATCTTTTAAATTAACAAAAGGATCTATTGTATTTTTTCCTAGTAATTTTATGTATCCTCATGGAATAAAACCAATCACAAAAGGTAAAAGGTATAGTATAGTTGCATGGCTTCGTTAATTAAAAATTTTTTAAATAAGGATGAAATTAAAATTTTTCAAAATTATTGTTTTGAAAAATTAAAGAATAAGGATTGGACTATGACAGAACAATCTTTTTCCCCTTCATGGTATAAAGATCCATTAATGACATCTTTATTAAACGTTAAACTTCCTCTAGTATCTCAAAAAAGTAAAATAGATCTTTATCCAACTTATGCTTACTGGAGATATTATGTATTTGGAGGAAGTTTAAAACAACATGTTGATAGACCTTCTTGTGAAATATCTGTTACTTGTTGTATAAAAAAATATGATAATTGGCCAATTGTAGTAGAAGATAAAAAATTTGAATTAGAAGAAGGCGACGCAGTGTTATATAATGGCTTATTTGAAAAACATGAAAGACCTGGTATATATAAAGGAGAAGGCATGGCACAAGTTTTTCTTCATTATGTTAATAAAAATGGTCTTTTTAAACATCATGCTTATGATAAAATTTTAAAAAATAAAGGAATACAACTAACTGAAAAAGATAAACAAAATATAAAGGAAGTAAATAAATGGAAAGAAAAGTAAATATAGATAATTTTATAGGTGTTTACGATGGATATATTCTCCCTGAAGAATGTGATAAAGTAATAAAACTTTATGAAGCAGAAGATAAATTAAAAAAAACATTTAGTAGAATTGGATTTGAAGGTTCTGCAATTACCGATAAACAAGATCAACAATATTTTGCTACCGCAGGAAATTTTAATATTTGGTGGGAAGACTTAAAACCTATCATGGTAAATTTTGATCAAGCTTTTAGACATTATATAAAAAACACAGGAGCAGATGCTGTTTGTGGAGAATTTCATTACACAACTCTTAAAATTCAAAAAACTTTACCTACAGAGGGTTATCATGTATGGCATATTGAACATTGTGCTGGCTATGAAAATGAAGCTCGTTCTATGGTTTTTAGTGTTTATTTAAATGATATAGAAGAAGGTGGAGAGACTGAATTTTTACATTTTTCAAAAAGAGTAAAACCTAAAAAAGGAAGAATAGTTATTTGGCCTGCAGGTTTTCCTTATGTACATAGAGGTAATTCACCACTTTCTGGTGAAAAATATATAATAACTTCTTGGATGATGTTACGATGATGTAGGTCTTGCACCTAATCTAGCAATTTTTTCAGCTTCAGTTTCACCTTCAACATTATCAAAGTCCCAAATAGTTTGGAAGTTTTCCAAATGAGCTGCGTCCCATCTTGTAGTGAATTGACTTATATCTCCTAATACAGAAGCATCATAAGCTGAATGTGGAGTTTCATCTCTATATTCTACTTCATCAGTAGAAACAGTAGCACCATGTTGAATAGCCCAAATGTTTGACCATTTAGAATCATTCCAAAAAGCATCATCATTGATTGTATATCCAATAGAATGACCTTCATCATTTTTAACAGACTGATTTATTATCATTTTGTCATCGAATATTATTGTCCAATTTGCGTTTGATGCCATGTTTTCTCCTTAAGTTTTAATAATGTATATAATTGTTAAATATGGTTGTAATACTGATGTTGCATCTCCAGCAAAGTTTGCACTCATATTGTGAGCGTGACCATCTCCAGAACCTGTACTACCAGTAGTTTGTGGACTCATTGATGGGTTTGTTGGTGCTCCACTAGGTCCATTAGGAAAAAATCCCTGATTAGGAGCTGGGTGATTGTGTGATGCTAATTGTGCAGTTGTTAAAGTTGCATTGGCCGTAGAACCTGCAACATTACCAGTTGCAGTTACAGTATTTGCTCCACCACTTGAAGCTAAAGCTTTGTTGTTAGATTTTCCAACAGCTACGTTATCTTGTAAATCTGGTACAAGAAAAGTAGATGAGCCATCACCTGCGCCATATGTTGTACCTACGACTGCAAATAAAGCTGAATAGGTTGATCTTGAAACTGTTTGACCATTACACTCTAAGAAACCTGTTGGCACTGATGCAGAAGACCATGGCACAATAGTAGCCGTAGGAATTCCTTCGATACCTGTAAGGTTTGCTCCTGAAAAATCGTATTTAGTTGCTTCGTAATTTGACATATTATTTCTCCGTGTAAGTCCATCCTGTTGTAGCATCTCCAGAAAAAACTAATGAAAAAGCTGCACCTTGTGTATTAACAACAAGATCAGATGCTGCATTAGCTATATTAGAAGAGTTTCTACCAACAGTCAATGCGTTAGTATTGAAATCGTAACCTTGGTCTGCAAAATGTACTTCATCTCCTGTAGCCGGAGATGCTGGTAGTGTTACTGTTACTGCTCCACCATTTGTATTTACTAAAAGTTTAGCACCAGCTTGAACTGTTTCTGCTGCTGATACTGCTCTCCAGTTTCTTTGTTCATGAAGTTTTACAACATTTGTTCCATCAGAATATAATGTGTAATTATTTCCTTCACATAATAATACACCTGTGCCGGATGCAGTTTTAAAAGTTAAAGTATTTCCAGCATGATCACATGCATCTTGTACTTGGTAAGTTTTTTCAATTGAATTTGGAATACTGACAGTAAGGTTAGAAGCTAAAGTTCCTGTTAATTTAATAACATCATTTTTACCATTGGATACTGCACCATTAGTAAAAGTTAAAGATCTAGCAGCATTGGTAATATTAAAAGTAGTAAAACCACCAATTGCTTGTTCTAAAATTAAAAGGTTAGTATTTGTAATTTGTCCCCAAGTTCCTGAATTTTCTCCAGTTGCTTGTACTGTAAGTTTTAAATTTGCTGATGTTG